TCTTTAGCGGGTATTCCAATAGTTGGACCCGTTCTTGGTGCCATAGCAGCAGCGGCGGCGGTTTCAGCAGGTATTGCTAATGTTAAAAGAATAACGAGTGTAGGTCCAGCGGTTTCGGGAGGTAGCAGTAGTGCGGGGAGTAGAGGTGCGTCCGTACCGTCAACACCAACACCACCAGCATTTAACGTTGTAGGTGCTGCCCCCGAAAGTCAACTTGCACAAACGATTGGGGAAAAAGAAGATAAACCCGTTAAAGCTTTTGTAGTAAGTAACGATGTAACAACCGCACAGAGTTTAGATAGAAACATTATCGAAAGTGCGTCAATATAAAACAAAAAGTAAAAATTAATATTGTAATAATATGAATATAGTAGAACTTGTTATAGACGAAGATGAGGACATTTCGGGAATCGAAGCAATTAGCGTTGTTGAAAACCCCGCCATCGAAGAAGATTTTATTGCATTAAAAAACCAAGAGTTTAAACTTGCAGAAGTAGATAAGGAAAAGCGTATCCTAATGGGTGCTGCTTTAGTTCCTAACAAACCTATTTATAGACGGAGTGGCGAATCGGAATATTATATATACTTTTCAAAAGACACGGTACGTAAAGCAAGTGAATTGTTTTTTATAAATGGTAATCAAAATAACTCTACATTAGAACACAACATACCACTTACGGGAATGTCGGCGGTTGAAAGTTGGATAGTAGAAAGTGAACAAGATAAAAGTCGTATGTACGATTTAAATGTACCAATGGGTACTTGGATGGTTTCAATGAAAGTATTAAACGACGATATTTGGAAAAAAGTCAAAGACGGCGAGCTGAAAGGCTTTTCTATTGAAGGCTATTTTGCGGATAAGTTGGAAAGACCACAAGACAAGTCTATAAAAGACGACCTTGCAAAAATAGAAGAAGAAGAAGCGGAATACTTATTAAAAGAAGTGCGTGCTATTATAAAAAAAGACAAAAGGGCTAAAGGCGATAAAAGGATTGAAATGGAATCGTATTCCGATTATCCCGATGCGGTTTCTAATAACGCAAAAAAAGGAATTGAACTAAACAAAAAAGTAAACAATAAATGTGCAACTCAAGTTGGCAAAGTACGGGCATCACAATTAGCACAAGGCAAACCAATAAGTGTTGAAACTATAAAAAGGATGTTTAGTTACTTATCAAGGGCAGGCGAATACTACGACGAGGGTAACAAGGAAGCTTGCGGAACCATATCTTACTTATTATGGGGTGGTAAAGCTGGACTTAGATGGTCGGGTGCAAAACTTAAAGAACTTGACTTGTTAGAAGCTAGTCTTAAAAAACCATGTTATGCGGGTTATGAAATGATAGGTTTTAAAATGAAAAACGGTAAACGAGTTCCTAATTGTGTGCCAATTAAATGAGGGATTACAAAGATAGATATGCGGTTCCACAAGACGATAGTCGGGGTTGCTTGTGTTGGGATAGTAATACTTATTCTAGGGAGTGTTGCGATGACGATTACCATGCACAAGGTATTGGTAATATAACGGGTCTAGCATTAAGTCAAAGTTTAGTAACTATTGCAAGTTTAAGTGTATCACAAGGTGGGGGTGTTTCAACGCCTACCGCAAACTATAAAGGTGCTGATTTAGGGACGGTTACGGTAACACCAACATCATTTGCACCCGTAGTAACAGACACCCCAAGGTCAATAACTTCTAGTTTAGTAGTTCCCGAAAGCGTTGTTGTTGATTCGGAAGAAGTTAAATTTTCAAACAAAGGCGACACGGTAAGTAAAACGGAAACAATCACTCAACCCGCAAATGTGACGGTTGCCCTTTCGTGTTCGGATATTACCTTTACGGGTTTTGCGGTTTCACAAGCGGGTGTAATTACACAACCAACTATAGACATCGGAACTATATCAAGCACAACACCATTAAGCTTTGCTTTAGTAAGTACCGAAACAACTAGAACATTAAATGTAAATATAACCGTCCCATCGGGTTACACAAATGCGGGGGCAACATTAGCTTGTACAACAACCGCAACACAACCGATTGCAACATTATCAAACCCCGTTACAACCAACCCATATAAGTATGCGTTTACGGGTTACCCTACGGGAATCGTTATTTATAGATTTGCTTATAATACTGCGGGCGATTTCATAGACATAAAGGGAATAAAAGGCGAACTAGGTCAATCGTCGGGTATAACTATTTCATCTTTTAGTAAACCCGAAATAGTAGACGGAAACACAAGCGGTTTAACTATGACGGAAACCGAAGATGCATCTTTAGCCTTAGCGGGTGCGGTAATGGCTAATAGTGGAAACGATATACAATACTTTTCTAGTTCATTATTTACAACACAACAAACGGGTACGCCTAATGTAAGCACGGTTTCTTATACTAATAACACGAATAACGTTGCAAACAATTACGGATTATACGATGCAACTAATAGCATTGGAATAGGCGTTTATACAAATACACTTGCAAGCATACCTGTTAGTGATGCGACTTTACTTAATCAAGCATTAGCCGATGGATACTACACAAGTTATAATAATACAAAGCAAGTAAGAATTGAAGACGGTGTAATACAAGAAGTATTAGACATTTAAAAATATAACAAACTATATTAATAATTATTGTATATATATAAATTAAATTTATGAAAGCGACAGATATGTTAAACAAAGTAAAAGAACTTGTTGGGGTGGAAGCATCCGAAGAAGTAAAATTAGCACAAGCGACTTTGGAGAACGGTGCTGTTATAGAAAGTGAGGATTTCGCTGCTGGTAGTGAAGTGTTTATTGTAACAGACGACGAAAAGGTGGCACTACCTGTTGGCGAGTATACTTTAGAGGATGGCGAAACTCTTGTAGTTGAAGAAGAAGGCATTATTGCATCAATCGGAAAACAAGAAGAAGCACCCGCTGAAGAAGAAGCGCCAAAGGAAGAAAATCTTGAAGAAGAAGAAATGGCTTACGCTACAAAAGAAGAACTTGCCGAGGTTAAAACTATGATTGAAGAAATCAAGGCAATGATTGAAAAGAAAGAAGAAATGTCGGAAGAAGTTGAAGAAGTAAAAGAAGACGTTAAGGAAGAACTTTCAAAGGTTGAGGAAAAAGTAGAACTTGAAAAAGTAACACACAACCCCGAAGCTGAACCAAAAAAAGAAATGAAATTATACGGACAGAAAAGACCTGAAACAACAATGGATAGGGTATTTTCTAAAATTGCTAATATTAAAAAATAAATAAAAAATGGCTACTACAACAAGTATTACAAGCACATACGCTGGCGAATTTGCGGGGGAATACATTTCCGCAGCTTTACTTAGCGGTGCAACTATTGACAACGGTGGGATAACTGTAAAACCTAACGTTAAATTCAAAGAAGTAATTAAAAAGATTGCAACGGACGGAATCGTAAAGGATGCCACCTGTGATTTCTCGGCTACTTCTACAATTACACTTACTGAAAAAATATTACAACCTGAATTACAGCAAGTTAACTTACAACTTTGTAAAAAAGACTTTGTATCGGATTGGGAAGCGATTCAAATGGGAATGTCGGCACACCATGACTTACCATCAAGCTTTAGCGATTTCCTTATAGGACACGTTGCTGCAAAGGTTGCACAAAAAACCGAACAAAGCATTTGGGATGGAAATACAAGTAACAATGGACAGTTTGACGGTTTATCAAAATTAGTATCTTTGGATGCTTCTTTACCATCGGGTCAAGAAGTTGCGGGTACTACGGTAGATTCATCAAACGTAATTGCACAACTTGGCTCAATCGTTGATGCGATTCCATCCGCACTTTACGGTAGTGAAGATTTGTTTATCTATGTTTCTCAAAACATTGCACGTGCTTATGTAAGAGCATTAGGAGGATTTGGTGCAAGTGGTTTAGGTGCTGCGGGTACTAACAACCAAGGTACACAATGGTGGAATAACGGAAGCTTATCATTTGATGGCGTAAAGATATTTGTCGCTAATGGTCTTGCGGATAACAAAGCAATAGCTGCTGAAAAATCAAACTTATTCTTTGGAACGGGTCTACTAGCTGACCACAACGAGGTTAAAGTTTTGGATATGTCAGACCTTGACGGTTCGGACAACGTAAGAGTTGTGATGAGATTTAGTGCTGGAGTACAATATGGGATTATCGAGGATATAACTACCTACGGTATCACAAACTCCGCTAACTAAGAATTAATTAAATAACATAAAGGGGTGGGTGGTTTATTATCTACCTACCCTTTTTTAATATAAAAACAGATGGCGTGCAACTTAACAGCGGGTAGAAAAGAACCATGTAAGGACGTAGTTGGAGGAATTCGAAAAGTCTATTTTACGGACTTCGGCGGTTACGGAACGGTAACACAAACTAACGACGAGATTACTGACATGAGTGGTACTTTTACTGCCTTTGAATATGAACTAAAAGGGACAAGTAGCTTTGAGCAAACTATCACTTCATCAAGGGAAAATGGAACAACTTTCTTTGAACAAACTTTGAATATTACACTTAAAAAACTAACTAAAGAAGATAACAAAGAATTGAAACTTCTAGCTTATGGAAGACCACACGTTGCGGTTGAAGATTACAACGGTAATGTATTTGTTATGGGATTAGAACATGGAGCGGACGTGAGTGGCGGTACTATTGTGACGGGGTCAGGACTTGGAGAACTTTCGGGTTATACATTAACGCTAACATCACAGGAGGTGATGCCCGCAAACTTTGTATCAGCACCAACCGCTGCCAATCCATTTGGCGGTATGTCGAGTGCAACGGTAACAGTAACGGAGGGAACTAATTCGTAATTAGTAATGTTGATTGATTGGGAAGGGTGGCATTTGCTGCCCTTTTTTTTGCTTTATAAATAACAAAATTTAAGTTTTCTTATTGTATATATATGACAATATTACAAGAAAGTGCGTCGGCACAAAACTTGGATTTTATCCCAAGAAGTTTTACAAGCGGAAACACGTATAACGTTACGATAGTAAACGAACAAACCAATACGGAGATTTACAATCAAGACGTTACATCTATTAGCGAAAACTTATATTACAATAGACTAAATGCTATCTTTGGCGTAAAGCAAGATAACTTTTACATGGTTACGATTAAATCGGGTACTAATGTAGTATTTAAGGACAAGATATTTTGCACAAATCAAACTATTGCCGATTACACGATTAACAATAGTCAATATACGGAACAAAGTTCTACAAATGAATTTATATTTATATAATGGATAACTTACATATAGTTAACTTATCGTCTTATAACAGACCTAAAATTAAAGAAGATAAAAAGCGTGATTGGGTAAACTACGGGGACGACAACAATTTTTATAGTTACTTAATAGACCTTTACATTGAATCGACAACTAACAACGCAATTATTAATGGTGTAAGTCAAATGATTTATGGTAAGGGACTAGATGCTTTAGATAGTTCAACAAAAACAAACGAATACGCAGCACTTAGAGGTATATTTAACGATTCTTGTCTTAGAAAAATAAGTTTTGATTTAAAATTACTAGGCGAAGCAAGTTTTCAAGTGCTTTACAAAGATGGTAGGGTTGCCAAAGCCGAACACTTCCCACGTCAAACATTAAGGGCGGAAAAAACAAACGAAGATGGTAAAATAGAAGCTTACTATTATTTTCATGATTGGTCAAAAATAAAACCAAAAGATAAACCATTACGTATCGCAGCGTTTGGATGTGGTAACGGTAGCGAACCCGAAATTAAAATAGTAAAAAGGTATTTATCGGGTTACGACTATTATTGTCCACCCGACTACATGGGGGGTATTGCTTATGCGGAATTAGAAAGCGAAGTGGCGGATTACTTAATTAACGATGTACAAAACGGATTTAGCGGTACCAAAGTAGTAAACTTCAATAACGGAGTACCTGACCGAGAGAAACAACTACAAATTAAATCCGATGTAATGCGTAAGCTTACGGGTTCAAGGGGCGAAAAAGTAATTATAGCTTTTAACAATAACGCTGAAAGCAAAACAACGGTCGACGACATTCCACTTACCGATGCCCCACAACATTACGAATACTTATCAAATGAATGTATTGGTAAGTTAATGGTAGCACATAGGATTACATCACCTTTACTATTAGGTATTAGGGATAGCAATAATGGACTTGGTAATAATGCGGACGAAATAAAAACCGCTTCTTTACTATTTCACAACACAACTATAAGACCTTACCAAGATTTAATTATTGATGCAATGGACGACATTTTAGCGGTAAATGGTATTGCATTAAAGCTTTATTTTAAGACCCTACAACCGCTTGAATTTATTGAAACCGACAATGCTATAACTAACGAAGCGAGGGAGGAAGAAACGGGCGTTAAAATGGCTTCACAAGTAATAAATAACGAAACCGCAATAATAGACGATAGGCTAGCTTATTCAACACAAGAAAAAGCCGAAGAAATAGCAAAAGATTTAGGTTGTAAAGGTTATCACACCCACGACTTAGATGGTAGGACTTGGTATATGCCTTGTGAAGAACACAAGTTATCTAAACAAGCACCCGAATTTGATGATAACAAGATGTTTGATTTACTAGATGAATTTGGCGAAGATGAAAACTTAGACGAATGGGAACTTGTTGACGAACGCCAAGTTGATTATGAACAAGAAGACGCTTTGGATAAAATGATAGGTTTGGCAAGTACGGGAAGTGCAAGACCAAAAGCGAGTAGTGAACAAGATGGCGAAAATAAAGATGGCGTACAATTTAAAGTAAGATACCAATACGCTCCTTTAAAAACACAATCGAATAGTAGGGAGTTTTGTAAAAAAATGGTAAGTGCTAAAAAGATTTACCGTAAAGAAGATATTTTATCTATGGGCAATAGAGCGGTTAATGCGGGTTGGGGATTAAATGGTGCCGACACTTACAATATTTGGTTAAGTAAAAATTTTCATAAACTTTACAAAGGCGGAGGTGCTTGTCATCACTTTTGGATGCGTAAGACGTATAAAGCAAAAGCCGAGGGAATTAAACCCGATGTTGGAAACCCTAATGCTGAAGTAAGTGTAAACCAGGCGAAAAAAGACGGTTTTAAACCCGAAACAAACGACAAAAAAGTGGCTATGCGACCAAAGGATATGCCAAATCAAGGATTCGTAAACAAATAACAAATGGCTGAAGGATTATTTATTACACGAAAAGATTTAGTTAAGTTTACTTCCGTAAATGGAAACGTAGATAGTGACAAGTTTTTGCAATACATAAAGATTGCTCAAGATATACACGTAAGAAACTATTTAGGTTCAGACTTATTTAACAAGATACAAGACGATATAGAAGCAAGTACCTTGGCGGGGGATTACCTTACACTTGTTACGGATTACGTAAAACCTATGATTATACATTGGGCAATGGTTGAGTATTTACCTTTTGCAGCTTATACGATAGCAAACAAAGGTGTGTTTAAACATGGTAGCGAAAACGCTTCTAATGTAGAAAAAGAAGAAGTAGATTTTTTAATAGAAAAGGAACGGGATATTGCACAATATTATACGGATAGATTTATAGATTATATGTCTTTTAACGCTAGTAGTAAGTACCCCGAATATTATAGTAATTCGAACGACGATGTATACCCTGACAAAAACGCAAATTTTGAAGGATGGGTTTTGTAAAAAACGATTATAAACCAAAAAAGGTCAACATAGAAAGGTTAAAACAATATTTGCAAAAAGCATATATAACAAAAACCAAAAAAAAGTATTGATATAATATGGCAAATACAATAAATTGGGGAAAAATATACTGTTCGTCTTATTGGGGTGATACTGCTAATACAACAGATGCAATTCCCGTGTTTTCCGCACCACTTTGTTGGACGGAAGATATACTAGAGTTGTCATGTGATAGTACAAGTTTTAGTGTTGATAGTACATTAATAACGGTTGACCAAACAAG